TGTGATTGATTAGCAATTTTTCTCGCCCCGGCTTGTCTCGTAGTAAGAAAGTCCTGCAGCTTATCATCTATTGCTGTAATAGACTTCTTAATGGATTCGAGTACTATATCGAACGTAAACATATCATTATTTATAATGACCCTGGAATATAAACAAAAAAGAACCACCCCAGCTCGACTAAATATTTACATGAGTAAGAAAATTCATGAGCTGTATATCACTAGAAATCTAGTTAATGGGAACGTATATGGTGGCAAACACGTATATACAACCAAGAGAGGTAGATATCTTGGATCTGGATATAGATTAAAGAGAGCTATAAAGAAATACGGTATAGAGAATTTCGATGTACGTATTCTACGGTTACAAATAGATAATATCGAGGATCTAAATAGAAGAGAAATTAGACTTATTAGACTATTAAAATATATATTTAAAGATCGATGTTATAATATTCATCGAGGTGGTGTAGGTGGAGACTATTACATGTATCTAGAGCCTGCAGAGCGGTTAGAAGTTAATCGTAAAATAAGTGATAGTAAAAAACGACAGTACGAAGCTGGGGAAACAGATTTACAACAACAAGGTAGAAAAAAACAAGCAGCGGCGCTAAGAGTCAAAAATAAACTAGACCTAGAGTTTATTGACCGTATGACCGTAATACATCGAGAGGCTGGAAAGAGGCTTTCTGATAGGATTGCCAGCTCAGGTCTAACAGATCGTGAGAAAGAGCGTAATAAAAATAATAGTGTAAATGGACTTAAACAAATTAAATTTAAAATAATTTACCCTAACGGCGATATAATGATTGAAAATATTAGTTCGAAGAAATTTAAAATAAAATATAAAACTGATGACTCACTTTTTAGCACTCTAGCTCGTGAAGGTTACTTTATAATAAAGAAAAGATTACCTATTACTAAACATTTATTTCCTAGAGGTACTGAGTTTATTATATTAAAAGAATGAACCGAAGGGTCTTCGGCCCCTTCGGTTCTAAGTTTCTTTGGTTGCAATTCCCTGAAAGCTAACCAGTTATTTACTCAAAAATATACTGATTGCGTAGCAGGTGTAAACGCTGCACCAAGACCCTGAACAATAACAACGTGGTAGTAGAGGTTTGCTCCAAAGATATTGTCTACAACGCCGTAACGGGTAAGTAGACCAACGCGTGGTGCGAAGTCGTTTGGACCAATAGTTCTCTGAACCATGATAGGAATGTAAGGGCAATAGATGATACCAGTGTCGTAGAACTCTGAACCTTTATAACCAAGTAGCGCGTACTCAGGAGCAGTAGACTGAGAACCATAACCTACGTTACCGTAGATTGTAGAGTTCTGTACTTCTGTACGAGTATCACGATACACTGTGAATCTTCCACCAACGGAACCTACCTTAGCAATGCCAACTGGTTGAGTTGAAACATCACCTTGAACAGGTACCCACTGGAATTCAGGAAGCATTTCAAGAATCGCGCAAACTCTTGGAGTTGCGACGATGAAGTTAGCAGCACCGCGTCTATTACGGACAGCGATTCTGTTTGCTTCAATGATAAGCTTCTGATAGAAGTCACGGTTTCTCTCAACGAGCCATCTGCCGTCTGCTGAAGCTGGAGACCAGAAAGAGAAGCCAGAACCGTACCCTGCATTGAGGGCGGACTGGACCATTCTCATGATCATTTCACGGTCGATTTCTGCTTGGATCTCATAGCTCATCGCATTTGTGATCTCAGCATCAATATCGATACCGTTCATGTTCTTAAGGTCTTGTTCTAGTTCAACGGACCAGCGTGCACCAAGTCTACGAGTACCAGCTTCAACAGCTGTCTTTTCGAACTTGACTTCAACCTGTGGTATGTTACCAGTGATTTCAAACGCAGATAGGATCTGGGCAACGCCCTGATCTTGTGCTGCGAATGTCCACGCACCTGTTGCACCAGAGAGCTTCTGTGAAGAAGCACCAGTGAAACGAGTGTCGAGGAACTGATAACCTAATTCGTTAGTTGTATTTGGTAGACTACCACCAATACCGGTATAACCGGCATTTACGCCTGGAATGGTACCTGCACCACCAACGGTAGTACCAGAATACGATGTACCATCAACACCCTGGCCAAGGCCTTGGGATTGATAACCATAACGTAGGGCGAATGCAAGTCCTACTGGACCTGACATAGGTTGCACACCAACGATGTCGTTGGAGATAAGCTCAGGGAAGGTACGACGGATCATCGGAATGAGGATCTTTGGAAGACGTGAGTCACCACTTGCGTAGTTGTCACCGCTGTTGATAGCGTTAGTACCTGGATTATACATCTGGTTACTGCCTGCGCTACCAAATACACCGCCGCTACCGGCTGTGTTAGCCTCATTACACCATTGTTCTTGATTCTCAAGAAGAATAGCTGTATTAAGTCTGGTATTCTCATTTCCGATAGCCTTAACTGAATCTGACGAATAGTCAAGAACTGGAGCCCACTTCTCGAGTAGTGCTTCAGCTCTATTTTTATCTACAAATGCTTGTGTTGGACGTATTTTCATGTTTGCTTTTTCCTTTTTTTCTAACTCAGGTCTAAATTGACCTCATTGTTCAGGGTTAAAAATCTGTAACGTTATTATTTATACTTCTGTAGCTCAGAAATATAAGGATTTATAACTTTTATGGGATTTTTTGCTTGAACCGATTCCCTAATGATAGGAGCGTCAGCTTTTACTCTTCTATTATCAAAAGCTTCTTCTTTGAGGATATCGATTCTTTCTTTTTCCTTCTTTTCGAAAAGTCTTAAAGTATAATCGAAGTTTTCTTCGATAAACTTAGGAGTCTTATCACCAAGAACTCTCTTAAGATATTCTTTCTTTTTCTCAGGTAAGCCCGAAGTCTTATTTTCAAGAACAAGTGCTGCCTTAGTCTTGAGGAAGTTTTCCTTGAGAAGACCGTTTTCCTTAGAAAGCTGTTCAACCTTAGCAGATAGCTCGTCGATTTGCTTCTTACCATCAACAAGTGCTGGCTTAACAGACTCTGACATAAGAGCAGAATCGATTGCAAGTACCTTACGAAGATTGCCAAGTACTTCGATAGCTGTTTTGTTCTTTGTAGCTTCTGAAATTGCTTCAGCTGGAATAGCTTCATCAAGAAACTCTTCAAGATAAGTTGAAATAGTCTCTACAAGAGTATTCTTTAGTTGTTTTGCTTCTACTGTAAGCGCTCTATCATAACGCTTAACAACGTTAATAAGCTTACCAGCATTGCTCTTATCGATAGCTTCAACAACTCTTGTAAGCTTAGAAGTGTGATCTTTGTCGATCGCCTTCATTAACTTTTCGAGCTTTTCTGCATAAAGATCGTCTTGTGCTGTTAGAGCAGACTCAACAGATAGCTTAAGCTTCTTCTGAAAAGCGGTTTCAATAATGTTGAGAGATTCTTCAGAAAGAACCTGCTTAGCGTCATCAGTTAGTAGAGATTTAACTTTCATATTGTGAAGAGGGGTTCATTAAGTGAATTTTTAATTCTAGTTTGAATTTTATCAGTAATAATGGCCTTTAAATATTTATTTGCCTCGGCATATTTTTTTGAAGAAACTGCGGTAATAAAGTTAGTAATGTCAGCAGACTCTTTAAGCTTTTTACGCTTAGCATTACGAATAGCTTTATCTTTGCTTCCCATATATTCATCAGTAGGTGATTCTACCTTACCATCACGATCATAATCTTTCGTAGCTTTCTTACGAGTAGATGGTTTTGTTTTAGTTTTTGTTTTAGCCATGTTAATATTTATATACTTTGTATAAATTTAAGGATTTGTTCGCGTAAGAAAAAGTCAACACCCTTTTTAGGTAGATTACGTAGAGACTTTTCAAAAGACTCATACACTTCTTCATACTTACCATTTTCTGCAACTACCCATTGCTTAGATTCAAGTATACCATTAACGAAAGCTTTAGGGAAAGAGGGATCAGCAACACAGTCAACAGCAACTAATTTTAAATTACGTACAACATTGTGATTTGAACCTTCTTCAAGTGTACCTAAAGCTCTTGATGACATACCTACTTTTACACCATCATTAATCAACGACTTAACTATTAGACCACAAGGAGTTGAGAGGACTTTTGACTTACCAAAGAATACATTGTTGTCTTCATATAGCTCAGTAACGATATGGCATGCTCTTTCAAGATCAACATCAGCAGTCGTTGGGTGATTCAACTCACCCATGGCACGACCTGGAATAACCATTTCTTCATTATATCGTTGAACTTCACGTCTAAGCTCTTCAATTGGGTATAGGCGCTTGTTTTTATTAACACCTTCAGCCATCATATATGGACCCTTAATATAGAGCGTAGAAGGTGAATTTCTATTGGATTCTTCTACTACGTATTCGAATTGATCCTCAAGTGCCGGTTTCTCTACTAATAGGTTAAGCTTTAATGCCATATTGTTATTTATAGCTAATGCGTTAAAATCTACATATAGTATTATTTAACCTATCTCTTTTTCTGTTAAAATTAAGAAATCCATACTTCTCTTCTTACAGAACTCTCTCGCTGCTTGCCATTTAGCTTGATTTACAACATACATCGATTGCTCGTATATTAAATGCTCCTTCTTTTTATACTTTGTATTAGGAGGAGCTGTTTGTCTTGAAGGTTTTATTTCAACTAAATACCTTTTAATCACGTTACCTTCTTTTATAGCAACGAAATTATCTACAAAATATCTATGAGCTCTGCCGTCTAAAGGCGATATGTATGGTATAATTACATTTTCAGATCCCCACATAACTACATTGGAGTTATTATCACAAAACCTCATAAACTTAAGCTCCAATCCAGATCTATAAAACGCCTTCGCTCCTATAAATTTACCTTTGTTTATAGGAACGAATACACCCTGTCTATATTTGGAGTTCTTAGAGTTCATTATTCATAAGGAACTATCTCTATATTACGTAATGCTCTACAAAAAGTATTTTTAATTGCACTATATGCTGAGGCACTTCCGATTTTAAGTTTAAAAGGTAGTCTTTTAGATAAAGCGTAATTGTCACTACACGCGTCACTTATAACATCATAATTAAACCACTTAGAATCTTCTCGAATTAAGCCACCTTGAACTATATCTGTTCTATATTCAACTATTACCTTATCTTTATAAGGACTAGTTTCAATAACTCTATCACCAGCTTGGTCATATGAGTGTATAATCCAACCTATATCAACATCAAAATGCGAAGAAGGACCTTTAATCTGGTATATTGTATACGGCTTATATCTCATAACTATGTACTTTAATTTATTACACTGATAATGTCTCTACCACCCACGTTTCTACCGCATCAAGAGGAGCATACCTAATTTCAAAAGGAAGTTTATCGTATAAACTATCGTTCAGAAATATTCCACAGTTAAAGAAAGGATGATTCTCATAAAATGCAATAATGTAACTGTCTTGGTCATCGTCGTAACTACTATATTCTGTAAACCACTGAAAGTCTTTACCTCTATTCCATGTAAAATAGCCATCCTCAAGTTCTTCTACAGTATCAATTGTAGCATTTATATTATACGGATCCGCCATATCCGTATATCTATATGACGGATTATCGTCACCGAAATCTATTTTTATACATGTATATCTCATATTGGTTTATAGTAAATTGTTTCGCCGTGAATAAGGGGTGTTTGTATTTGACTGGCTCTTTACTGTATATACACTATCCTATGAAAAATATTGGTGGATCTGCGTCGCCAAATCCTGCTGATGCACCTGTTAATAACATTTGCTCAAGATCTTTTTTCTCAGTTAAACCTTCTTGTAATAAATCTGCATTTAGAGTACCACCACCAAGTAACGCAACACCTGTAAATCGACCACGAACACGACCTATAACTATCTTCGTTAGAGCTACAGCGTATTCATACACCCATTGTTCCTTTACAAGATCTCTAATTGGTCGTTCAAGATAACAAGCTAATACACCATAGAATCTACTCGCACCAGGTTGCGGGTACATTTGTAGGTACTGTGTTCGTTCATCGAACTTAATATCACGTCTAGTTGCTAACATCTTTTCTCTTGTTTTCGTCCATTCTTTTAAAGTGTACCAAGATACTAAGTCAAAGCCGTAGTTACCTAATGCATAACTGAAATATGTTTGTTGAGCAAGAGTTTGTTCAAGAGTGAATAAAGTATTTACACCTTCATTAGAGCCTTCTTCGAACTCAGTGACTGTTATGACTTTTCTATAATCCATCGCATCATAATCAAATACGTTTGAATATTCTACGGCGGATGAGTCTGTACCTTGTAACGATACGCCCTTCTTAACAGATGCTCTAAAATTTGATGTCAGTGCAGGGTTAAACGATGTGACAGAGCTGTATAGTGATGTATCTAATATCTCAAATTCAGGCATACCACTTGAAAATAAACTCGATAGAGCAGACGAACTAGCAAATGTAGTAGCAGGTACGGCTGAAGTGTTAACGTAAACTGTTTGTGGTAATTCAACAGTAAAGTCTGGTCCAGCCCAAATCGGTGTGTTTGCTATTTTTTGTGCATTTGTAGCGTTTGATTTAGCAAGTGTGAATAACTGATCTATTCTTATACCTCTATTTTTCTGGTATATTCTTGAATCAAATATCAAAAATTCCTTTGTATACCCTGCAAACTTTGAAAAATACTCTACTGCAATTTGTATGTTTTGGAATAACTGGTCAGAGTGTACTTCTAGTGTTATTAGAGGGTATCCTAATGATCGTTTTATACGATCTGCGAGATCGTTAAATGTTTCTAGTTTACTATTTAAATTAGTAGACTGGAATGCTGATACAGGTAAAACTTCACAAGCTAGCGACATATGTATATTTAGTCATTATTCTGCTGGAGGTGGTGTTTCAGCCTCAGTTTCTGGAGCAGGTGCTCCACCTGTAGCAGCTTCACCACCGAATTCAGGAGGTGCTCCACCACCACCCATAGCAGCTCCTAAGCCACCACCTGGCATTTCTCCACCAGCAGCGCCTTCAGCTCCAGCACTGATATCACCAGCAATAACAACTTCTCTCCAAGCTGGACCACTTGTAGATATTTGACCGAGCTCCCACTGAAGTTCAGCATCTTTACGTAAGAACTCTCTGTTAGCAAGAATGTCTTTATCTTTCCAGCCGAGATACTTCTTCTGTGCGAAGGTCTTAGATACAAACTCACCACTACTAATGGCACCGTAAGACTGAGCTTTCATTTCGAGTTTCTGATTCTCTCTTAGTTCGTAGAAGTTTGTTGGTGGATTAAATGCTATTTCTAAGTTAGTTTCATTTAACTCTAGTTTATCCCAAATACCTTTTAGTTGAAGGTGCGTTATAAAGCCTTTCTTCATACCTGAAGCAAAGCGTTGTTGCTGTCTCATAATGAAACGAGCAAACTTTAATTCTTCTCTAAGGATTTCAGCACCATCTCTAAATGCATCTTGTGGATCGAGTCTTGATGCAGGTACTTTTAGTGATCTATAGAGCTTCTTAATGAAGTACATTAAGTCTGATAACTCACCTAGGTTTTGACCACCTGCTAGCTGACTCACACTTGAACCTTCCGAACCAGCACGCTTTGGAAACCAGAATGCGTCTAGCATAGACTGTGGGTTAAACTTCTTAACTACATCTGCTTGATCAATATCAAATGTTTTTGATGACCAGTAATTGCTTATTAATTTCTTGAGATATGCTTCAGCTTTTGGAGCTGCCATATTACCTACATCAACGTTGAATACAAGACGCTCAGGTGCACGAACCAATCTGTAGATGACGATAGCATCTTCAATTAAAGATAACTGTCTGTACGAACGGCGGGCATTTTCTAAGAATGGTAGAACCATTGTCATGCTCTCATTCATTACACCAGAGTTAATGTACACTATTTGATTTTCATCTACCGGTACAAATTCTGTTCTCGCAGCTTTATCCGGCTTTGAAGGATCAAAGACAGGCTTCTTGTAAATGAAACCCTTAACCATTAAGTTTTGTATGTTGTTATACACTGGATCGATTAACTCACTTGGTAAGTTAATTATGCCCAATACACCTTCATGTGCGTAATCTTTATGAATAATGAGTTCGAAGAACAATTCACCCTCTATTAACAATTGTCTAACATACTGCCAACCTTTATTCTTTAAATCGAAGTAGTTAATATATTTTGAAAACTCTTCGTCAAGGCTTTCTTTTTCTGAAGATGATAAGTCAACTTGCTTATACTTAATTGTCAATTCTGCTCCGTTTTCATCGGTATTAATAGCTTCATCACAAATTTCATCTAGCGCATCAGCAACATCCGAATACGCAGCAATTACTCGATAGTCTCTTAATCTTGCACCTTTATTTTCTTCGATGTTAGCATACATTACCTGACCGAATGAAGTATCCTTACCCATCGAGCCGATAGGCATATTGTTATACTCATTCGAGATAGATATTGAATTCTTAGCAAGTGCTTCAGATCTTCTTATACCAGTGTCAGCGAAGATCTTATATTTTGGATTTAAATCGTTTTGATTTGGATCAATAATGTTAGAATAAGGTAACTTATTCTGAATATAAGACATTAAATTTCTACCAAATGTAGATGATCTACCATCATTTCCTACATAATTTCGATTTTGAGTTGATGTGGTGCTTGAATCTGCCATCTGTGTTATTATTTAATTAAGGTTTTGTAAAAGTACAGTTATTTATAGTGTAAGTACTTGTCCATCCTGCAGTATTATTTATTACAACGTTAAATGTACCCGATCCAGATAGAGAGGATAAATCAATTGTCATTATATTATTATCGACAATCGTATAATATGATGGATCTAGTAAACTGCCAGTAACTGATCCAGTATAAGTTGAATTAAATGACGTGATTTTATTTGTGAAGGTATTACTACCACATAATAATACGGCATTAGTATATGAAAAGCTTCTACCATACAGTACGAAATTACTCGAACTTGCTGATGGTGTAAGTGTATAGTTTGTTCTTATCGGTAATAGCTTACCATCATAATTGTAGTATAAGTTGGTTAAGCTTGGTGTAGCTGATATTGATACAGTTTCTGTATTTGTAGATAAACTATTTATGAATGATGAATAGTTACTATCATCAATTATAATTTTAGATCCTGATACAGCCATGAAGTTTGCATCAATAAAGTAAATTTGTGATGAAATCTCGTTTTTATTTCTGAACAACCATCCCTTTATTGTAAAGGCTGTGTCACCAACAATACGGAACTTATCACTAGCAGCAAGATCTGTTGGTTCAGTTAATGAAATTGAACCACTCCATAGTACCTCAGATCTAATTTCTAGTACTTGATCAGGTACATTGGTTGGTTCTTTCCATGTCAATATAATATAAGGGTTACTAAATGGAACAAAGTTAGATATAATTTGGTCCATGTCTTGCATATATCTTGCTAATATAGACATTGACACTTCAATGTTTATAGGTATAGGCATTAACACCTTCGATTGGTGTTTATTTAACGTATTATATGTGCTATCTAGCTTATTGAATACACGAGACTGATCACGCGATATACCTGTAACATTGAGAGCGACTACTGGTAGTGTTAAGTTTTGAGCCTTATTAATAATATCATACATAACTCGCTGCTTCGGCGCGAGTACATATCTTACTTCTATTAACTCTTTTGCATTTCTGTCCTTATCATATCTCTTAATAATTGTATCATCAAATGCACACAAAAATTGTGTGAGTAGATCTTTTATCTCAAACGAGTAGGTGTAATCTTTCACATGGATATTTAGTCTACATAAATCTATCTATGAAATATTTAGGAATCTTAGATTTGTTCTTAATTATACTCTCAACAATAGCAGCGTCAAGAATATAAGTTGTACAGAAGTCCTTATTTGACCTAACTCCACGACCGCAAGCTTGGATAAGATTGCTAAGCATCTTATTAGTATACCAGTTGAAGTCGAGCTTCATCATACGCTCAACTCGATTATCATTTGTAGGTAGATAAGGTGCTTTAATAATGATTTGAAACTTTGCTAGATCACCTTTCAAGTCTACTCCATGAGACATAGACGGAGAAGCAAGCACAGTTGGTAAATCAGTATTATAATGAGTATCGAGGATATCCTCATTTCGAACTCCAGGCTCTCTAAACAGCAAGCGACTATCTACAATATTCTCTTTTAGGTAATTAGTTATGAAGTTACTCTGAGTATGGATAATACCTTTTTCATTAGCGTGTAGCTTAAAGATACTTTGAATCTGCTCTGCAATATAAGGCAGTCGAGATTTCAGGTTGGAAAAGTTTAGCTTAGTTTTTGTGTTAGCATAGATTGGAGCATTACTTGCTTTGAACGTTGATTCTGCTTCTACGTATTTGAATTTATCAATACCTAGTATCTTACAGAAGTTAGTAGGATCAATAATAGTTGCTGACATAAGCACAATCTTATCAGCGTGATCGAAAATATGCTTTGCAAGTTTGTCTACCTTTAGCGGTGTGAAGTTGATACCTTTTTCAACACGCTCAAATAGATACTCACTATCATTCCAAGTATCAATCATTGTGTCAACTTTGCTACGAAGCTTAAGAATAGTATTCAGCTCTTGCTTCATTTCTGCTAGCTTAGCTGCATTCTTTTTCTGAGCATTGATATCATCTCTCAATTCTTCTACTCGTTCGTGTAGATCGACAGTCAGAACATTGAGCCACTTACCAACTTTACTATAGTCAGCGCCGGATGGAAACGGTCTAATAGTAACACCACACTTCTTTAGCGTTTCGTAATTTAACTGGCATGAGAACTCTTTAACTAGTTGATCCTCTAATTCAGACGCCTCATCACATACAAGATACTGACGCTTCTTTACAACAGAAGGAAGAGCAAAAAACATATTGTAGTTTAGAGCTGCAAACTTTGAAACTACAGCTTCATTACGAGCAGTATAATATGGACATGAATTCGTTGACCAACATTGCTCTTTAAGCTTATTAAGATGAACGCAAGGAGCGTGCTCTACTGAAAAATTAGTATCAACTGTGCATTGATAGTTAGACTTACCCTTTACTACTTTAACGTCATCAAATAGCTCTTTATACTGATCTTGTAGTGTCTTTGTAATAGTTAAAGCAAAAACTCCAAATGGAGCTTCATCTTTAGACTCACTGCTGTAAGTATAATTACCGCTTGTATCTCTTTTGTAGATTTGATATGAGTTTACCAACTCACTATAGCTATCACTACAATTTTTAGCAATATTCCCAATCGTCTTAGAGATAAATGATTTACCTGAGCCAGTTGGTGCACAACACACTACAAATTTATAACCTTCTTCAAAGGCATTTTCAATATTTGTAAGTAGTTTTACTTGCTGCTCGTTCGGTGTATATCCCTCAGGGAATTGTTGTAATAGTTTAAAAGCCATATAAAGATATTATATGGCTGTTCCTTTAATTTAATGAGAGTATGGATACTTCATTATCATAAATTTTATGTTGAGATTCGCCTCGGATTGATCTCAACATATTTACAGTATCGCGATGATTGTTACATAACGATGTGAGCTTGTAATTCAATGTACAGCCTTTACCTGCTTCATAATTCATGAGATACGGGTAAGGTAATTCTAATACCTTTGTAATATTCTTATCATTCTCAATATGAAGTCTAATAAAGTACTGCTTGATGTTAAATAGTTGCAGCTTACCAGATCGTAAAACCTTATTATTAACCTTTACAGCTATTTTAGATTGTAAGAACTGTTGAAGAATTTTATCGTAAATATCTATATTCATGAGTCCATGTATGTTAATTTTTGTTCAGCTGACATTGGTAGGATGTTCTTGTTGAAGTAATTCCAGAACTCATCATTAGCAGGTATTTCACGAATTACATTTACTTCATCTGCTGATACAATTCGATAATCTTGCATTAGAATATCCCATACAACGCATGCATTTTCTTTTGATTCAATAATTTGTTTCCCACTCTTTGGCGGTCTGTAGTTTAAAACTATTCGACCGTTAGTAGAGCCAAGTAAGTCGTATGACTTAGTACACAGCATTCTCCGGGTAGGAGGTCTACCCGGAGCTGAGGAACGTCTTACAAAGCGCAAATCGAGTACATTGCGCAGTAGTAAGTTTTCAAGCGTTGGTCTCGTTACTAGCATCTTGCTTTGGCTTACAGATACCGAATACTCTACTCTCGTTTAGGAATACACCATTTGCAATTCTACCGTGATTACAAATATCAAGATTTGATACTGTAATTCCTAGGTTATTTGGAAACACTACAATATCACCAACGTTAGTATATTGGGCTCGAGGACCAACTAGAATGACTCTCGCCTTACGCCAGGCTTTTGTAAGAACGTTAGTTGGAATGTAAAGTCCGTTACGCATAATACTATCACCTTGATCGGTCGTATCAATATACTCTACTAACAGAATATCGTCAAAAATGAACGACAATTCTAAATTTTCAAGACCGAAATCTCCTTCTGAGTGAGAAGATAAATCAATCAAGCTTCTCATCGGTTCTAGCTTATCAATGCTTACTTGTGCCATATTGTTATATACTCTTATTATTTTGTAAAGCAAGATACATATTCAACTCTCTTGTGGAAAGTAGATTATTTGATGCAAATAATTTTAAATTAGCTTCATTAGCTGTTTTTTCCTTGTCTGCTTTATCAACTTTGTTCTTCTTAACATAAGCGATTTTTTTAAAGTTACTACGAGGAGTTAAATGATAGTAAAACTTGTAATGATCACTTTTATTTTCAAACAGCATTGCAAATTTGTTATACGTTTCATTTACAAATACAGCCTTAGCTCTATCTGAGAAACTAAGCCAGCGGTTCAGAAGAAACGGCATGAAAAGTTGAAGACAGTCATGATCTAATTCTTCATATAAACCGTTACGTCTAAAGAAAAATAAGCTACGTATTATATCGAAGAAATTCATACAATCACTTTGGTCGTTGCAATCTGCATATCAGACACGGAATAATTAAAGAACTCAATTACATCTTCCATGAACGACTTGACCTGAGTATCGTTAAGATTTGAACTAAAAGCAAAGCCTGGAGCTTTCTTACCTGCATTGATATTAATTCCAGTATGACTAATAGCTACATTATCCTTCGTGTATGTAATTGAGACACTAACCTTACCAACATCACGCTCAGTTTTATCGGAGCCAATAAACTTACGATGTACCATTAGATCGTCACCTCTCATCTCAATAGGCGCTTCGATATACCTAGAGAGAATGTTTGCGATCCCTGTATTGAAATATCGTTGATATGCGACAGCACCAAGAGCGCATAGGTTCGGTATCTCCCAACAGAAGTTTATAGCATCATCACTGAAAATATAATCCTTACTAAGAGAATCTTCTAAGTCAATCAGATTGTCACTTACAAACATCGGCGCTCTGAAAGCAACAACATTACCATAAGGTGATAC